CGTTAACCTGGCTTCCTGTTCCTTAAGAATTGCTTGCACATTAGATCTACTAAATTGATTCTTTGCTCGTTGCAATTTCTCTAGGGCTTTTTTCTCATCAAGGTAACGCTTCTCTGCGGCGGGTGCTGCTTTTTCTCCTGCCTTATCATTATCTCTTATAGCTATAAGATCTGACTCTCTAGCCTCGGTTAACTCCTTCTGCAGTCTTATTCTTCTGGTAAAGTCTGCCAATACCCTTAAAGATTCTTGCTCTAATGCAGCTATTCTTTTACTTCTGCCTTCTCCTGCCGTTATGTTTCGTAGCTTTTCCTGTATTTTTGTACGCCTAAACACTTCGCCTGTAACTAATTTTTCATTAGCTATAACGGTTTTGTAGTCCACCACTTTTACTGCAAGTGCTGCGTCTATAGATGCTTTCTTTTCTTTTAGAATATTAGTTACATTGTCGTTTCTTGTCTTACTTATTCCGTTTAAGAGTTTTTGCTCTTCTTTCATAAGATCTAAATTCTTTTGTCCTGTCTTTAATTGTAGACTGGCTGCAGTGTGTATTTTGGTGGTGGTCTTAAGTTGGTCTTTTAATATATTCTTGACTTCATTTGATGTTCCACTATTTATTCTGTTAGCCCTCATAGATTTGCCAGACTCTTCATTTAATTTCTTTCTTGCAGCCAATTCTATTGATGCTGCCTTTGCCTGGGCAAGAGTTGCTCTGATCACATTAGCGTCAACCCTCTTACCTCTAAGCCTTAGATCCTCTAGCGTTAGAGCGTTTAAGTCTCTCTTTAATTTATTAGTTCTTGATAGAGCTTCAGCCTGAAGTTCCTGAGCTGTAGCAGAAGCTTTGGTTGCCTTTACTGAATCCCATTCAGAGGCTACATATAAGGCAACACCTGCAGCTAACACTGCCCACCCTGCAGGTCCGGACATAAATGCCATAACGGCTGCAAGTCTTCCTAATGGAAGTAATGCCCCAAGAGCAGAGACTCCCATAACTGTTAAAGCAGCTCCAAACATTAAGACTATGTTTGGGTCCATTACTTTTATAAGCGAAGTAAATCCCTGAACTAAATCTCTTAGTAACGGTTCCATTGTTTTAAATATTTTCAGCGCCAATTCACTCATGGCTGAAACTAATTTTTTCCAGTCTGCTCCAAGTACGTCTTCTATTCTTGACATTAATGTATCTGCAGAACCTGCTGCTTCTTTTCCTTGCTTGACAAAATCATCAAAGGCTGAGGTTGCGCCTGTCACTTCTTCTTTTAATTTTTTGTAGAACGCGAGCATTGCTGGTGCTGCTCTGGCACCGAATAAAGTTTGTATGTCTGCCATACTTGCATTGGCATCACGTAGCTGTCTCATTACGTTTACTAATGGCTTGGCTCTATTTTCCTGATCAAACATTACTATATTTAATTTGGATAATACTTTTTGGACTTTCTCTGATGGCTTTGATAAATTTATAAGTGCCCGGCGTAAAGAAGTACCGGCTCTGCTGGCCTTGATGCCTACATTATGAAATATTTGGAGGGTTGCTACCGTATCTATTAGGGAATTATTTGTAGCCTCTGCTACCGGTGCCACATATGAGAGTGAGGTACCTAATTGAACTACGTCCATATTACTGTTAATTACAGCTGTTGCCATAATATCAACTATACCTGCCAGGTCTGCTGCTTCTTTACCGAATCCAAGCATTACATTGGTCGCTATGTCTGCTGCCTTTGCTGCGTCCAGCATACCAATGGATGCCAACTTAAGCACAGGTTCAAGTGCTCTTGTAGCTTCTGCAGAACTTAGCCCTGACATACCCAGGAAGACTAAAGCATCGGCCACTTCACTGACTGTAAATATTGTGTTCTCGCCTAAGCGCCGTACTTCTGCATTAACGCTCTCTGCGTTTCTGCTTAATGATCCATCACTGTTGAAATTACCCATGACGGCGTTTGCTCTGGCCATCTTCTCTGTAAATTCTGCCCCTACAGAAATCATGCCTGAGAAAGCTTTAACCATTATATACACGGATGCGGCCACTGCCATTGTCCTGGCTGTGAACGCTCCGAAGTATGTCCCTGTTGCTGACATACCGGCTCTTAACGCGGCTGCACTTTTTGCTGATGCATCCATCCCCTTGCGTAACTTTCGCATCCCTGTGTTGGCTGCCTTAGACTTATTAGCCATGTTGTTCAGCGCGGCATTGGATTCAACAACACCCAAGGCCACTGTACTTAGCTGGTTTCTAAGTTGCTTTACTGATCTATCAAGATTCTGCATCCCTAAAGCTGCGCCGGTTGTCTGGGTTCCCAAGGCCCGAGCTTTACTGCCTACTACTCCAAGACCCACCCCAGCAGAGTTTAGTACCTTTATCTTAACTGCCATTTCAGTTATTTCGGCGTTAAGCAGCTCTATTTTTGCCTGAGCTAAGGTGGTATTAAGATTAATGTCAAAGGCCATAGTAATCTCTACTCTGTTGGTGGTGGAGGCTGGTTATCCTCATGGTGCTTTAGGTAGACATCATCACAGACCCTAAGCATTCTATAGAAGGATAGCAGCTCTGTGTTGGTATTTACATCTATAAGTTTACCGTAGGTTATGATGTCAGAAAATTTAAGTGGATGTGGGGTCTCGGAGTGAGTTCGTGAAGGGGATAAATCATAGAACGCCTTCACGAACCTCTCATTCCATAGCTTAAGATCAGGCTTATTAATAATGGCCGGCGGTAGTTTGCCGGTATTATCGTTGGCCTTCTTTAAGCTCTTTAATCGCTCTGGGCTTCCCCATTTGAGTTGCCAGGCGATGTACTCTTTAAATTTTCTGTTGACTCCTCTTCCTCAGCCTTCTGGAAATTCTGAAGTCTGCGAGACTGATCTTCAACTTCACGCTTAAGTGTAGGTACTTTATTCATTACCTCTATACCCAGCTTATAGGTGTATGCTTTATCTTCACCATCTATGGTGATGCCGTCCCAGTCTACAAGTAAGAATCTGGCTGCGGCTTCTGTTGATATCTTTTCAGCCATATCATCTGAGGCTTTGTTCTCAAGCTCAAGCTGACGCTTATGAGTCTTGTACTGGTTGTTTAGAAAATTTTGGTGTTTTTGGTTTTGGTGCTGTGCAATCTTTAAGCGAGATCCGTCAAAGAAGTCTATCCAGACTCCCTGCTCTGACATATCTTCATCAGGCATTAAAGATAATAGGTCGAAACCATTTGTTTCTTCGGACATTGTTATTCTCCATATTAGAATAATACAGAGTAAAAGAACCACTTCTTCTACCCCAGTGATAGCAGTGCAATAATAAAAGGAGCTGGAGATCCCCGCACTGGAAGAGGTTTAAGGTGCCCCCGATCCAGCCCCTTACTCGGTTACTGAGGTATTCTGCTAATTATGCAGGTTGCGGTTGTTAGGTAAGGATCTAATACCGCCTTAAAGGCGATCTTAGCCATTACATCAGTGTCTGCTGACTCAGGGTTTGCTGAGTATGATTGGATACGACAGCCTGGAAAACTAAAGTGATAAGAATTACCTGAGGTAATATTGGTCTCATCATCAGTTATGGCAAAGCGAATGGTCATAACATCATTGGCCACAAAATTTGCAAACAACGCCCGGGTCTCGAAGTAAATATTGGCTGATAAATCAGCGGAGAATCGACCGCGGCCTATGCCAATAGGATACAGGCTACCTAAGCCAGGCTGCTCACGCAACGCATTATCTATGGTGACATCCAGAGATTCGAATATGGCCGTGGATGGGGCTGCATGTGATCCATTAGAGTTAAGAACCTGCAGTGAGATACTGTCTATACCTGATGCTCCATTCAACACATCATTAGTAAGTGATGGCTGATATGCATTAATGCCGCCTACACTTACTGATGCCCCAGATGCGGTATAGTTGGTACCCTGCATGCTGAAACTACCACCAATCTGAGAATTACCTAATGCAAATTTCATTGAGCCTACACGCAGACCTGTACTTAAAAAGTACTCTGAGATGTCTTGCATAACGGACTCAATGGCAAAGGTTCTTTTGGTTGTACCGTTTACAATCATGGAGGATGTAAGAGCGCCTGCCACAGTCTCGTCAACAAGGGTTTCATTAACGGTAATGTTGGTAGCGTTTACAATGGTTGCAATCGTAAATATACCGTTATTGTTGGTAGTGCTTGCTGATTTAATGGCTTGTTCTTCTTTAAGGCCTGTAGTAGATGCCAGAGTAATTGTTTTGGTAGCCGCTACGTATAGTGAAGAAGCCTGGGAAAAAGTTGTCCACGCCGCTGATTCAAGTAAAGCTTCCATGAAGTCATCAAACTCACCATAACTTAATTGGAAGTTTACATCTCCACCTACTGATGCAGATACGTGGGAGGACCCTGAGATCTGACGATCACTTCGTATTTCTTCTGTTGGTGATGAGCTTATCGCGCCATTTAACGAAGTACCGGTGTTACGCAATAGACGGAAAACTTCTGTACCGGCTAAGCCTGTGGGTGGTTCTTCGACATAGGCGATGGAACTTTGTGAACTGTCTGCTATAGCCATTATTTTTTCCTCTATCTATCGTATCTGAATTTAAAAGATATTGGGAGTATATACCAACCCCCGCTGGAGAATCCATCTATTGAGATTGATCCACGTACTTTAACGTCACTTATGTTTATGTATTCAAGAAATTGCTGGAAGGTAGAGATGTATCCCTGAGCTGTTCTGGTACCTTCGCCGTCTCTAATTCTTATTTCTATGTGTATAACCCCCATAGTTCTTTTCAGGGTTCCGCCTATCTCTGCCGCGTCTGAATTTGAATAAGCTATAGCACAATACACATATGGATTTATGCCTTCTGATAATAATTTCTGAGGGCTGCTTGGATCTTTACCTTCTATATTTTCAAATTGAATGGGTGTGGTTGTCCAATTCAATATTAGATAATCTTCTATTAATTTTGATATTTGATCTCTGGTGGCCATACTACCTGCTGCCTACCTTCATTGCCGCCCGGTCCAGAGCACCTTCTGCATTTACCATAGCTATGGACATGGCTACACGTATCTTGGCATTGCCTTCATATGTTCCTTTGAAGGTAAACTCATTATTTGTTGGAGTTTGATTATAGATAACTGCTCCATTAGTAAAATTTTTGGTACTAACTAAAGATTCCATGTAGCTTATTTTTAATCCAATTATAAGTTCTGGTGATTTAGATGGATTGGTATCATTCAGACTCTTATACTCTGGAGATATTCCTCCTGCTGTACGCTTCTCTCCTGAGCGCCCTATTGGGCCAAGGTTCTGCTCATCAACATAAAACCTTCTACGCTTATCAGGAGATACTCCTATCCACCAGTTGTAGGCAGCCTGGCCTGAATCCTGTACTGTTTCCCTAACCACAACTGGAAACACAGTCCTCACCACTTCTTTGGTGGCGATATCGATTAGAGAATTAAATATCCCCTTCATTCGCTTTGCTTCATTGTCAGTCTTTCTGTTGGATCTCCCAACTCCTGAGCTTCCTACGCCTGGCATATCAGTACCCATTCTGTGGTTAACGGATCTCTTGCTACTTGTAGAATAGCATGCGTAGTTGAACTTACAATTACCTTCTCTCTTGGCTGGGGATTAAAGCCTATATTAATGCTAGGTATAATAACCTTGAAGGTATCTTCTGATACATTTTTGGTGTCGGCTGCTACCTTTTTATAGTCGTGAACAGATCCTGTTACATTGTAATTCTGAGTTACCTCAGCTGACTTGCCGGTGCTTTGATCGTAAGCAAACGAGGTTGTTCTAATATAAGTTAGATTTACTCTGTCATCTTCTATTTGCAATACCCGGGCAAATTTTAATCCTGAATCGAAGTACCCTTCCTCTATTCTGTAGTTCACACCCTTAAGGCTTGCATAATCCCACTCAGTGAAGTCACACTCCGGAGTTGACATCATGTAGTACTGCCCGGCTGTCTTATGCTCTGCACCTTTCTCTGGAGTTGTGGCACGTAGTTCTATGTCCATATAGTATTCACCTACTGTGGTTTGTACTAAATGTCCTGGGTCTGTGCTGGGCCCTGATGGCAGCTTTCTGGTTAAGGTACCTACGGCTCCACTTGCTCCGCTAACTAAATGCGCCATGTAGAGGGCTTGGTAAGGTGAATTTGAATAAGCATCATATCGGCCTTGGCCAATTATATAAACTTCATTGGTGGCATCTGATCTGATTGTGTTTGATGAGGGCAGAATAGTATCTGAATCACATATCAGCATACGTCTATGTAAGGGTCTGCTAAAGTTCGATAGAAATCTATCAACCGGCAATATACGACACTGCAGCTGATCCGCTGTCCAGACCTTAGTGCTTGAATCATAAATTGAGAATGACTCTTTATCGAAGTAATTTGCGGCCTTACTTAGCTTCATAACTAACTTCCAGTTACTGGATCATAAGATGGCGCAACGCCTGATAGTGGTGAGTCTATGGTGGTGGTTACCGTGGTATCTGATATAGCTGCCGCCAGAGAATTTTTATATGCCTGAGCCTTTGCAGAAAATTTACTTTCCATATCAGAAAATTCTGGATCAAGAAATCTTTCCATGGCATTGTCGCCATCACTCATTTTCTGTGTAGCTAATAATCTTAATCTTGGGAATACTAACGCAGCGCAAAAATAAAGGGAGTGCAGCTTAAGGTAATTATATCTCTTTACTTCGTTTACTGTCGGCGTTGCCCCTTCTCCATCTGTGACTACCGTAGTGTAATCAATACTGGATTCATCCATTGCTATGGTTAATTCTAATTGAACTCTTGGCGTATCGAATTCTTCGTCGCTAAGATCTCTATCAGAAACACCGATAACAGATCTAACCTGATCTGTATCGGTTACTGTATCCAGTATGGTTTCCATTAATCAACCAGCTGTAAAATGCCTGCTTCATACTGACATTCAGTCCAGCTATCAAGAGGTGTTTTAACATGAATGCCTGGCTCAAAGCGTATATTGGTGTAAGGATTGAAGTGGGTGTAATTGGTTACATTAACCAT